GAAGACGCTCGTGCCGGTACCCGTGTTTGCATCGGTCCAATTTGCAAGATCGGTGTCGAACGTTCCGTTGAGAACAAGCTCAGTTGCTTCGGCAACGATTTGCCCCAGCGTCTTACCGCCCCACGTAGCTTGATCCAAAGCAAGGCCGACTAGCTCACCTACATCATCTGCCAGTGTGGGTCCGACGCTCTCCTGGAAGAAACGGTCGAGCTTGGTGGTGTCGTAGTAGAACCCGTCGGACAGCGAAGCGAGATAGGAGGTGAGTTGCGCCTCACCCCAGGCCCCCACGCCCTCAAGTGTGGGGAGGCCCAGTCGCCCAAGCCCGCCGAGCTGCCCCAGACCGATACCCACGCCAGCCGCCTTACGTGTTCGAGATCACAGACAGCTTGTCGCCGGGATTGACGGCGAAATACTCCGTCTGCCCGGCGTTGAGCCGCATATTCGTTGTCGCGGCGGCCGGGTTACCCGAACCAGCCTTGATCGAGCAGACCGCGTCGGCGTGCACCCGGATGATGCGGGTGTTCGCACTGAACGCCGCCGAGTCCTGTTCGGTGCCGATCGTCACCGTCTGCTCTGCCACGGGCGGCAACTGAACCAGCGGCGCCGGCAGCGGTCCCTGCGAAGCGGCCAGGCCGGCAAACTCGGCAATGTAGAGTGTCGCCATGATCAGTTACCTCAGACGGTTTTGAGGGAGTACGGGGCAAGCAGCGCACGCACCGCCAGCGGCAGCTCGCTCGTGATGTTGCCGATGTTCACGGCCTCGCGGTTTTCGAACCAATGGCCGACCAGCAGCAGCGCCGCGGCGAGGATGCTCGCCGGCACGTCCGAGGCCGCCGTGCCGTATCCGGCGATCAGCGTCACCTTCACCACGTCCTCGCGGTAGGCATAGACAGCTGGCGTCGTGTAGTTGGAGTAGAGTTCGATCACGCTGCCGGTATCGCGCTCGAGCACCTGGTAGTTGCCTGACGCAACGGTCTGCAGCGTGTTGGCGGCATCGTAGTACTGCAGCGTAACCGACGACACATCGGGGAAGGGCAGGTCGATGCTGGCCTCGAACTCATCTTCCAGCATCACCCAGGTCTGGTTGATCAGGCAGCGACCAAGAATGCCAGCATAGCCGTCGAGGTGCGCGGTGACGGCGCCGATCAGCGCACTGATCAGCGCATCTTCGTCTGTGCCGTCCACACGCAGATGCGTCTTTACCGTCGCCAGATCGAGCAGATCAGCGGCCGGGGCGACGGTGCGCGTCGGACGAAAGCTCATCGCGATGCCTTCGGCTTCTTTTGTGCCACAGGCTCGGCCGCGCCAGCGGCGGGCTGCGTTTCGGTCACCAAATCGTCGCCGGGCGCTGCCTTGATCAGGTTCATCGCCGTCAGGGCCTGCACCTGGTTCGGCTGCACCGTGATCACGTCACCGACGCGATGATCCTGAAAGGCCCGGATCACTTCGACCTTCACAAGGCCTGTCATCTCACGCTCCGTTCCACGCGCCGGCTGGCGCTTTCTTGGTTGTTTCCCAGTCGCGCGCGGCCTGCCACATGGGCTGCATGCCGTCGTCCATCCAGCGAACCATCAGCTCGAGGTGACCGATCGATACCTTCGGCGCCACGAACGCCGTGCGGCCTTCGCGCTCCCACTGGCGCCAGAAGTAGATGTCGGGGTCCGTCTTGCCTTCGTCCCAGCGCCCCTCGGCATTGGGCACGCCGAGGAACCATGGGCGCGGCATGGCCCTGAGCGCTTCGGCCTTGATCAGGGTCAGGCCGAAATGCGCATGCCGTACCGGCAACAGGTCGGCGGCGAACTGCTCGCGATCGACAACGGCGATCGCGCCGTCGTCGGACACAGTGTCGGTCGCCGAAGTCAAACCGAACAGCGGGTTTCCGCCGTGTCGGCTTGCCTGCAGTGGCGCAATGGCGTCGGCCTCTGGATGAAGCATCACCAACTCGATGAGCCTCGCCAAATGCCCCGGCGAGAACACGCTGTCATAGTCCAGCGTCAGGATGTACTCCGCGCCCTCGTCCAGTGCTCGTTCGAGCACCAGCGTCAGCGACTGATCCCAGAACGCCCCGCCGACATTGGTCAGCTCGATGCCGAAGCGAGGCAACGCGGCGACAGTGGCATTCCACATGTCGTTGAAGCCAAGCCGCGGCGTTGTCATCACCGCCTTGATCGACGGCCGGTCACGCACCGGCTTGCGCCCACCCCAGTTGAGCGACACCGGCAACGCCGCGCAGTCGTTCGGCAGTTCCGAGGTCCACTGCTCGAGCGCGATCAGGCCGGCTGTGGCAAGCGCCTGGCGCAACGTCTCCCGGTCGAAGATCGTCTTGTGGAAGTCGGCGGCGTCGATCTGCCCGCCCATGACATAGCCGGCAGTATTCTCCGGCACGCCCATCACATAGTTGGTTGCGATCTTCCCGAAATCGGGAACCGCGACGCGCATCCGTCCACCGGGTGTCAGCACGCGAAACCAGTCGGCGAGCACCTGCGGCACTTCGGCATGCGAAAAATGCTCAAGCACGTGGCTCGCGCGGATTTCCTCCACGCTGCCATCATCGAAGGGCAGCGGGTAGATGCTCGTGCCGTTGACGTTGCCGCGCGGCATGAAGCCTTCCGGGGATACGGGCCCGGCCCCAAGATCGAGTTTCATTCGTTTGCCTCTGTCGGGAGGGAGGGGTGACGAGGGGGCCGACACCCCCTCGTCTTCAGCGCTGAACTTGCCCCCCCGCTGTCGGGCGGGGAACGGGGTTAGATCTCGGTGAGCGCCAGCACGCCGGCCTCGGTCGCCGAGTTGGGCAACTGGTCGAGCAGGTGGTGGTTCACCGTCGCAAACACCGTCATCGTGGTGCGCGGGCTGAACAGCACGCGCCCGTACCGGCGCTTGCCGATCCAGTCGATGTTCCACTTGTAGAGATTGGCCGCCGAGGTCGACGCATTCGGCGCCGACGACGCGATATCGGCGCCGGTGATGTCGGCGAAGTTGGTCGCGTCGGTGGTGTTCGAGTGCTGCACCTTCAACGTCTGCGGCTTGTTCGAGACGACGTCGGCCGTGGTGGTCACCAGGTCGATCGATACGAACTTCGCCCGGGCGAGCCCGGGAGGCGAAGTGTCGAAAACGGTGGCGGTCGCGGTGGCGCCATTGGTCACGGAGGCCGAGGCGATTGCAACGCCAAGGCGGGATGCGGGCTTCATGAAAGCCTCCTGGGATCTGGGTTGAGGGAAAGATTTGCTGCGCAGCTTGGCTGCGCAGCGGGGGAGGCTTACTCGCCCATCAGCGCGACGAGGGGGCCGGGCACGGTCGAGCTGCCCAGGCTGTGCACGTTGATGTCGAAGCGCTCGGTCGCCTTGATGGCGATCTGGTCCTCGGCAAACTTGTATTCCGTCGATCGGGCGAGCGTCATGCCGCGACGATCGCCGAAGGCCACCGCCATGCCTACATCGCCGAAGAGGATCATCGGAAGGTCGGAGAGGTCGCCGGTCGAGGTCGGCATCGAGGGCAGGATATCTACCGGGAAACCCAGGTAGGAGTATTGGATCGCGCCGGTGATATCGCTCTTGGTCAGGCCACCCGCGCCGAGGGTCAGGCGCTGGAACACCGTTGCCCAGCCCACTTGCGAGGTCATGAAGCGGGGCTGGCCACGCAGATACACATACTGCGGCAGCTTCGCCATCAGGGTGTTGATGTCGGCGCTGTCGATCTCGGCGAAGGTGTCGTGCCCGGAAGCCGCGTCCACGGCGCCAGCCAGAGGCGTCGAGCCCGAACCGAGGCCGTCGGTGAACTTCTGCAGGATGCCCCGGATGCCGTGATAGGTGGCCGAGCCGTCGCCGGAGAAGCCGGCGGTGTCTTCCGCCACCGCGAAGGCGTAGGCGATTTCGCCGGCCAGCATGTCGCCGAAGTTGATCACCGCATCCTCATCCAGCTCGGACGACATCAGCGTGAGCACGCCCCACTTGTTGGCGACCAGCTTGATGTTGTCCCAGCTGGTATCCGAAGCGGTGATGGCAGTCGCCTCGCCGACGGCGTAAGCGGTCAGGCCACCGACGCGCCGCGGGATCGAGATCGTGTCGCGCCCCATCGGCACCACCTGGCACATGCGGCGGAAGTAGCCGTACGTGTCGCGCAGGTCGATGATGTCCTGGCTGAACTCTTCCGGCACGAACACGCCGCCGGTGACGTTGACGCCCTCGGCATGCGCTTTGACGCTGATGCCGTTCTCGTCGCACCAGCGCTGCGACTTGGCGGAGCCGAACATCGATGCCAGCACGAAATGCCCAAAGCCGAGCGCGCGCTTCTGCGCCCCTTCACCCTTGAACACCTTCAGGGCGCCGGTGCGATATGCCGTCGCCGACACCAGCGACTTGCCGGACTCGCTGACCGGCGTGGCCTGCGAAGCCTTCAGCTCGTCTGACTTCTTCTTGGCCTCGATCACGGCATCGAGGTCGGCGATTTCCTTCAGCAGGTCGGCCGACTTCTTCCTGTCGGCATCCTGGCGAGTCTTGACTTCGGCCTTCTTGGCCTCGTCGGTGCCGGTCTCGATGTCAGCGTCGGTGTCGAGCGACTTGATCATCGCCTCGGCATGGGCGGTGTAAGCGTCGACCTTGAGCGATCGCGCCTTCAGCATTTCGGCGAGAGTCTTCATCTTGGGTTCTTTCAAGAGAGAGGGCCGCACTATGCGCGCCCCGGTCGCCAGGCTTCCCCTGGGATCGTCAGCGCGGGGCGCCAACGCTAAGAATGGATGCCGTCAGCCGCTTGCGTTCGGCGAGGCGTTGCGCCTTGGCAGCACGTTCTACGGCGTCAATGCGATGCTGGGCGAACAGCCCCAGGCCGTGCTTGGCCGCGATATGCCGCGCCAGCTCGAGGCCGTCTTCATCGGACATGCGATCGGCAAGCCCGATGGCAGTCTTTACCGACGCAACACGCGCCTTGCCGTTTGCGGGGAAGGTCACCACGCTGACCTCGAACAGGTCGATCTTCTTCAGTGTGCGCCGGGGCTCGTCGGGCTTGGTGCCGAGCGCAAATTCCTTTGCGCGGTACCCGATCGACATGCCGTCGAGCGCCCCTTCCTTCATGGCGCCGTAGAGCTTCTTGCCGTCCTCGGTGTCGAGGTTGATCAGCCGCCCCTTGACATAGAGGCCGGTGTCGTCCTCCGACATGGCCTCCCACACCCCGATGGGGATGGCGTCCATGTCGCTCATCATCCAGCCGCCATGCTGCGACAGCATCGGCGGCAGCTTCTTCGACTTGTTCCAGTCGCGCAGCGTTTCCTTGAACGCCCCCTTCTGGATCACGTCGCCATAGGCGTCGACATTGCCGAACACCGCGCCGTAGCCCTCGAACGCGCCAGGCGTGCCGCCGTCGGCAAACTTCACCTCGAGCGGGGCATAGAAAGCCTCATGGTTCATTGGTGCCATCCTCTCGGGCGACGAGCTGCTGCGCATAGGCCAGCAGCGCCTTGGCTGTACTGGCCGATGGGGCCGGAGCGGTTCCGGCCTCGATGTAGTTGAGGGGCTGCAGGTAGATGTCCCCGTTCGCGATGCGGTTCATGTTTTCCTTGTCGCGCCAGTCGTTTGCCGACATGGCGCCCCAGGAACGGGCGATGGCGAAAGCCTCGTAGCGGGACTTGATGTCTCCGCGCAGCAGCGCATCGACCAGGAACTCGAAGAAATAGTCGCCCTGTTCGTCCTCGGTCAGCAGGTCGCGGGCCAATGCCTGCTCCCAGTTGACACAGATCGGCATCAGGCAGTCGGTGACGTACTCGAGGCCCTGGTGCTCGATGTTGTTGTTGGTCGAGCGGGTCAGATCGCCGGCCTTGTGCGGCGGGATGCGGTAGATGCGAAAGATATCGGCGTTCGAGATGCCCTTGCTTTCGACATACTGCGCATCGTCCTGCGTCATCGAGAACGGCGTCCAGTCCATCTCCCCGTCGAGCACGACCATCGAGCCGGTCTTTTCCGGCCCCTTGAGCTTGCTCTCCCAGTCGGACCTGAGCGCCGCGCTGGCTTCCTTGCTCAGCACCTGCTTCACCTTCAGCGCGCCGCTGGGGCGCGCCGAGTTGCCGAACAGCGCGGCGGTGTAACGGTCCTGGGCAAGCGCCAGGCCAATGGTCTCGGCGTGATAGGTGATCGGCGACACTCCGACCACGCCGTCGAAGCTCTTGCCGCGCAGGTGCAGCACCATCTCGGCCGGCAGCGTCATGGTCTGCCCGCTCTTCATCGTGATGCGGTAGAACAGCTCGTAGCCGTCTTCCGACTGCAGCACGGCGACTTTCGGCCAGGGCACCGGCCACAGCGCAGTGACGTCCCCGGTGCCGGACAGTTCCTTTACTGCCAGGGCGTTGCCGTACACGTCGAGCTGCAGCTGCAGCATCTGGCGAAACTCGAATGCTGTGTGTCGCGTGTTTGGCCGCGAGCCGATCAGTCGATACAGCGGGTGCGTAGTTGCCCGCTCCCGGCTGCCATCCGGCAACCGGCGGTAAAGGATGCACGGCAGCTTGCCGATATCCTCCGAGCGCACGTTGATCGCAGCCCACACCGCCGACTGCTTCGGCGCCGAGTCCGGCGTAACCCGAATGCCGGCGACGGTGTTGACGGTATCAAGCAGGTCGAGCCAAAAGCGGCTCTGTCCGCTCGCCGCCGACTTGCGGCCGAACAGCCGATCCCAGATCCCCATCAGGCGAACCCGCCGCGCTCAAGGATCGCCTGGTTAAGGGCCCGACCGTTCGAAGCATCCGGATTCCGGCTCATCAGCGACACGCCGTTTAGGGCTGCCATCAGCGGATCGATCTTGGCCTTGCCGGCCACCTGTTTCGTGATCAGCACGGCGTTGCCCCTCTGCTCGACTTTGGCGTTACCGACAGACCACGCCATCATGGGTTGGCCGCAATGCTTCAGCGTTCCGTCTTTGAGCTTGCGCTCCGCACCCCATACCGCGCTCGCAAGCCGGTAGCCCTGCGACACCGCCACGATCTGCTCCATCGTGAACCCGCGTGAGACCAGCTCATCGACGAGCGCCGTCACCCCTGCCGGGTCGAGGCCGATCGCGCCGACGTCGGGCATCAGCCCCGCGTCACGCACCTGCTCGCAAATGTCGGCGAAGCCCTCGATATCCTGCGTGGTGTATTTGCATCGCGTCAGGTCACCGGCCCGTTCGAAGTCGAGAAGCCGCGGTGCAATATCCTTCCGGCGCTCGAACACATCGTCCTGCGCCCAGGCGTGCCCCCAAACTATCCATTCGCGCGTCACCCTGTGCCGCCCGATCACCGCTGCCCCGAACAAGTCATCGAGGCCGCCGCCGTCACCACCGACGACAGCCACGTCACAAACCGCCAGCAACTCCGCCAGCGTCCGCACTTCGCGATGCGCCGCCATCTCCCAGTAATCCGCCCCCGCCCAGCGGTCACCCGCCAGGCCGAGCGTGATTTCGATGTTGAGGTGCTTGGCGAGAAATGTCTGCAGCCCCGACGCCGCCTCGCGCACCTTTTGCAGTTCGCGCTCAAGCCACTCGGCATTCACCGAGCGCCCGAGGTTCGGGTTCGTGACGTAGAAGAATTCGGCCTTGAGGTACGACTTGCTTGCCACCAGCGGCGCCGGGAACTCGAAGATCACCGCGAGGAACGCGCGGTCGAGAATCCGGCCATCCCGAACCGCACGGGCGTATTCGAGTTTGGCCTTGAATATCCCCGCCGGCGCCTTGTCGCTCTGGGTCGAGAGATAGATGACAAACCCTTCGTCGCGTGACGCCTGGCCGCCAGTCGCTTCCTGCAGCATGGCCTCGGCATTCGGCCGCTCGCCGAACAGCCAGAGCTCGTCGACCAGGACGAAGGCACCCTTCTTGCCGCCAACCGTGGCCGATTCCGCCGCCACAACCGTCAGCGTCGCGTTGGTCACCCGGTGGGTGATCTGTTTCAGGTGATCCTGAATGTGCAGCAGCTCGGCCAGCTGCGCGTCGGCGCGGACCATTGCCGCCGCCGGCTTGAAGCTGTTGTTTGCCACCTCGAGGGTCGGCGCCAGGATCAGCAGTTCAGAGTAGTCGCGCCAGTTGACGATCAGCGCCGTGATCATGATTCCGGCGGCGATCGTCGATTTTGCGTTCTTCTTGCTGATCAGCAAGAAGAACTCCCGGATCAGCTGGTGGCCGTCGCCGTCGTAGGCACCGAAGATGGCCTCGACGAAGTCGAACACCCACTGTTCGCAGGCCTCGCCGAACGTCGGCTTGCCCGGAGCATCGACGATGCGCAGCGACTTGAATACCGCCAGGGCGTCGGCCGCTTGGGCAGGGAACAGCGCACCGCACGGGATCAGCGTCCGCTTCTGCAGTATCCGCTCGGCCCAGTCAGGGCAGGCGGTCGACCACTCAGGCGCAGCGAACATCAGCCATCGAGCCGTTTCGGACCGGTGCGGGGCGCATAGATGCCTTCAACGCCAGCCGCGGCCACCTTCTGCAGCTGCTTCTTGCCCGGCTTTACCTTCTCGCCGTCCGCATCGCCGCGGTTCGCCACGTCGGCAGCCAGGCGCTTCAGGTCATGCTTGTCGAGCCGCTTGAAGTATTTGTCGACCGCCGAGACGTTGCCGGCCTCGGCCTCGTTCATCAGCGACGACAGCAGCCGAGCCTCGACGCGGGCGCGAGCCTCGGCCTTGAACTGGAGCTCGCGAAAATAATGCTTCCGCAAAGTCGGCGGCGTGATGCTCAGCGCCGCCGATATACGCTCCGGCGACCACTCAAACGCCAGTAACTGTATGACAAGTCTACGCTTTTCGTCGCTCGGCACATGCGCCGGCCGCCCGCGGCGCCCGAACCCCTCAGGGATCGGATCACCCAGCAGGTCAAAATCCACGCCCATCAGAAAAAAATCTCCGCGTGAGGCAGATGCCGGTCCGGGAAAGCGCCGCCTCCCAGACTTTTGACCCGCCCCCCCTATGTGCGAGGCAGCGCGCGCTCTTCGGACTGGATCAGTCCGTCGTGCACTTCCTTCGACACCGTCTCGATGTTGTTGATGTCCCAGAACAGTTCCGGGTCGCCCTTGTGCGGGCGCTTGTGGTTCGCCACCGGGCTGTTCGGAGCGGGATGCTTGCCGATGCAAAGCACACCAGTCCGCTGACACCGATAGAGATCGCGCAGGAACACTTCGTGTCGCAGCCGAGCCCAGCGCTCTGTCTTGTACCAGGCACGCCACGGCGCCATCACCGTCCTCGACTTGTCCGCCGCCTTGGCGTCACCAGGCGCAAACCCAAGGCGGGGCTTGAGGGGGGCGAGAGCAGCCGGCATCGCCTTGAGCCTGCCCATTGCCACCCCAAATGCAAACGCCCCAGCTCAGGGCCGGGGCGTATCTCGCTGGGCGTGCTTCGCCAAGCTGCACTAGCGATGCGTTTATTGGCCTGATTCGTCAAGCCGCGTTGGCCTGCTGGCCTGCCCCCTCGCCCCGCCAATCCACATGCACCTGCGCACCCGAGCCCTGCAGCCTGCCGCGACGCCTGCCCTGCCCCACTCCGAGCAGTTCGGCCGCCTCGTCGAGTGCCAGCAGCAGGTGCCCGGTGATCCGCTGGCGCGCCGCATCGCCTTCGTTGCCCTCCACCCGACGCGCCACCTCGCGGATGCTCATGCCGTCGCACACCACCCGTTCGATCAGGCTCGACTTGAACGGCCCGAGCGCCCGCACCGCCACGCCGTAAAGGCGGCGCGCATCCTCGCCCATGTCGGCAATCGCCGCCTGCGCCGAACCGGAACTGTCGACCCGCGTCACCGAGTAGTCGATCGCCTTGGCGCCACCCAGCTGCGCCGTTTCGTACACGTCGCGATACCGCGCCGCCGCCAGCGTCTGAATCTCCGAGCGCGACTTCACCCGGAACAGCCCGCCGATCAGGATCGCCATGTTCCGGTCGACCTCGATCAGGTCCGACCTGCCGACCCCATCGGTGGCGATCTCGTGCAGCACCTGCTCCTCCGAGCTGAGCGGGTTCTGCACATCCACGCGCTCGATCGAGCTATCGGTAGGGCCGGCTTCCACCAGGGCAAGCAACCGGGCCCGCCGCTGCCGCAGATTCACCAGCGTCGCACCGCTCTCCGCCATCACCCGCTGGATCTGGCGATAGGCGACGAGTGCCGCCTCGTACTGGGTCGAATACTCGGCTGCCACAGCCGACAGCCGCGCATCGAGCTGCGGCAGCTCGGCCGCCGCCTCGTCATAGCCCAGCTTCTTCACCTTCGTCGCCTTGCCCATCCTCAGCCCCTTTTCAGCACTGCCCGCAAACTGTCGCTCACCTCGCCGTTCCACGCTTTCGGCGGGCCGGGCCCGAGCGCTTCGAGAACGATGGGGAAGCCGCTGCCACGGGCCCGCGCTTCGGCGGCGATCGCCTGCTCGAGCAGCTGCGGCCCGATCGCTTCCCGCACCTGCTGCGCGAAGCCCTGCCCCTTGCCGGCGACGTGGCGGCTGATCGCCTGCATCACCCGAAGCCCCGCCTGCTCCCGCGGCATCCCCGCCGGCACGGATGGCGCATCGGTCGCCCTGCCGCCCTGCAGCACCACCGGCAGCATCAGCTCCCGCTGCGCCCTGTCCGGTTGCTTCGCGCGCTGAACTCTCCTCCCCACAGAGGGAAGATTCTTCTTCTGGTTTTGGAGGACAATTCTGTCCGGTGAGTCCGACTGAACCCGGACATCGCTCGGCTTCACACCTTCGCCGGCCTCGAACGCGGCGACGATCGCCGCCAGCCGGTCCCACTGCGGGAAGTAGGCGTTCGAGTGCCGCAGCCCGGCGTGCGCCGCCACCTTCAGCAACCCGGCCTTCACCAGCTCGGCAATGCCGCGACGGATGTGGCGCGACGGGTCTTTCTGCTCGTGACGCCCCAGTTTCCGGGCGATGTGGCCGATGCCGGGGTAGCAGCGCAGCGTCTCGACATTGCAGAAATCGAGCAGCGCCGCGAACACCGCCTGGGCGTTGGGCGTCAGCCGGCAGAGCGGAATCGCCTTGCGCGCCACGGCCAGTTTCACCCGCGGATGCGCCAGCCCATCTGCCGACGCGGGTGCCACCGGCGAGGGCGCATCGCGGCTGGCCGAGCCCGAGCCAGCAAGATCGAGTCCGACTGGAATGCGTAACCCGGACTCGACCTGTCCGAGTTGAACAACTGCGGCGCCGGCCCGCCGAGCCCGTGCCGCTTCGCGCCGCGCCCGGGCTTCCGCCCGGTCGGCCTTGAGCGCGTTGACGATCTGCACCGCCGTGCAGCCATCGAGCAGCATCTGGTCGAGGACGGCGTCGACGATCACGTCACCTGCCCTCCCCACTGCAACGCCATTGCGGCGGCGAGGCCCGGAAAGAACCGGCTGCGGCGCTCTGCCCTGTCAGGCCCAGGCGGCGCGCGATGAATTTCCGCCCGCGCCGTCTTGCCGTCGAGCGAACCGGTCGCCAACAGCTTCGGCAGGCCCTTGAGCCACAGGCAGGTGCGCTTCTTCACGTTGTCCGGCCCGGCTTCATCGTTGCCGAACTGCCATGGCTGCACCGATTGGCTATGCGGCGCGAAGTTGCGGATCCGCGCCTTGGCGTGGCGATGCATCACCGGGTTCTCGACGGCGATCCTGTCGATCGGCGCATTCCAGCAGTCCGAGAACAGCGCCGCCCCGGCATCGAGTTCAGCCCACATATCCTCTTTCGATCGGCCAGGCGGCGGCACCGACAGCCACCGCACCCCGCTGTTCGTCAGCCGAGTGCACGGCGGATGCATCACCGCCAGCAGATCCCAGCCGAGCCCGAGCACATCGCGGACGTCGGCGACGAGGTGATGGTTGCTTCGATCCTCTGCCGGCTTCAGGTCGCACGACCACGCGTCGTGACCGAGCGCTGCAAACGCCCGCCGCACGATGCCACTGCACTCGCAGCCGATCAGCACCTTCAGGGCAGCCGTCATTCCACCCTCCAGAGCTTGACCAGGTCGCGCCGCAAAGCTTGACTGTTGACCTGGGGACCGAGCGCGTGAACGACGACGGGATCTACATTCAGAACGAAGTCGCCACCGTGCTGAGCCTGATGGCCAGCAGCTGGAAGTGCGACGCGGTGATCCTCGAGCGCATCGGCGCAATGACTATGCTGTGGGCCGGCATCGACAACGCCCTTGAGGTTGCGATCTGGGACATCGAAGGGATCAACGTCGCCGGCATCAAACATGCCTCGGTCAACGCTGGCAGCGAAGACCGGATCAAGATGTTCGGTGCCGCAGCTTCCCGCATAGGCGCCGAACCGTGGCATAAGGGAGCAGCTGCGTTCTGTGTCATGGCGCAGCAGGTGCTCGCCTACCGCAACGCCATCGTGCACGGTGTCCCGGATGGGACAGGATTCAGCGTCAACAACCGTCCCAAACGCGGCGAGATACGACGCAAGCCTCCGACCGAGGCCCTGCTCGATATCCGTGTGCTGAACGGCGTGATTGCCCTGTTGGCCGTGATGATCCAGTTTCTGGTTCAGTTCATCGAGGTGTCGTCGTCCAGTGGCGTCGAGGCCGCGACAACTGACCCTGAAGTCAGACGACAGACGCGGCGCATGACGCGGTCGCGCCTTTATGCGGAGATGGCGGCACAGCTCGCCGCGGATGCGTCGAACTGATCTCAAAACAAATCCCCCTGCCCTTCGAACTTCACGTCGACGAGGCCCTTGTCCTCGGCCAGCCAGTCCGGCATTTCCGCCGCCACCGGCCCCACCGGGGCGAGTAGCGGCAGCGGGTGCCCATCCTCGAGCACCAGCTGCGATTTCGGCACGAACACCCCGGCCCCGACGCCGCCGCGCGACACCAGCCAGGCGTCCCCCACGTCGCGATGCAGCCAGAGTTTGACGGGGACCATCATCGATCATTTTGCCATGCTGTCGGTGGCCAGCCCGCCGGCGGCGAGATGCGAGTCGTACAGCGCGCGGGCGTATTCCACCGTCATCGGCACCCAGTCGTCATCCGGGCCGGGCATGACGAAGCCGAGCAGTTCGCTATCGACGACCAGGTCGCAGTAGGTGGGCGCGCAGGGGCCGCACAGCGGAGTCTCGCCGCCCAAGTAGGGCTCACCTTCGAACACCGGCACGCCGCAGGCCTCGCAGCAGCAGATCGGCTCGCCGTGAATCTCAACGACTTCGTCGACCGCAGCCTTGGCCGCCTCCCATCGCGCCCGCGTCGGCTCCACCAGAGCTTCGCGCTCACGCTCGATAGCCGCGAGCCCCTCACATGCTGCCAAGTAGGACTTCCGATCCTCGTCGGTCACTGTAGTCGTCATTCGCCATGCCCTTTCGCTTCGCTTTTGCCCGCCAGCAGGTCGACCAGCCAGAACTTGTCGACCTTGCGGAAATCGATGATCGCGACGTTGTCGATGACGAACGCCCTGAGGTGGCGCTCGCGCACGCTCCACTCGGCCCCGGCATGCGGCTCGGCGCCGCGAGGCGCCAGCATCGGGCGCTCGCGCTCCACCTTCAGCCCGCAGCGGTCGGCCCAGCGGCTCAGCGTTGCGCCGCTCACCCCGAAGCAGGCCTGCAGCGTCGCCTTGTTGTAGCGGCCCTCGGCCTTTTCGCGGCGCCAGCCCCGCTGGCGCAGCTTCAGCGCCACCGCGTTGGCCGTGCGCTTGAACCCTGCGGCGCGCAGCTCGCCCCGGATCGTCCCCGGCGCAAGGTGCGAGCGCGCCTCGAGCAGTGCCAGCTCGGCTTCGCTCCAGGGCGCTTCCTTGAGCTTCGGCCGGCTGAGCCCGAGCGCCGCCGCCCGGTTGATGAACCAGGCGCGCGGCCGGCCGGTGAGCCGGGTCAGGTTTTTCAGCGCCTTGAGCGGATCGTCGCTGGCGTAGGCATCGCGGATCGACTGGTCGAGTTCCGGCGTCGCGACGTAGACCTGCCGCTTGGCCCGCGGCTTCTGCCCGCCCACCAGCGAACCGACACCGAGCTCGAACGCCTTCTGGTAGATCGAGGGCGCCGCGCGCCCCGGCAGCAGCGGCAGGCAGGCAGCGAGCCCGCCCGTTGGGTAGTGCTCGCGGATGACCTTGAGTTCGCCCGTCGTCCAGAACCGCTTCGATCCAGCCTTCGGCTCGCCCACCATGGCGCCCTGGTTGAGCAGCACCGTGATGCTGCGCCCGGCAAACTCGCCACCTGGCGCGAGAAGATCGTTCATCGCCCCGCCCTCCCGCCCTCGAAATAGTGCGCCCGCGTCGCGGCCTTTTCGGCGCGCCACCCGATCCTGCCGCGCCGCGGCTTCGGCGGCCTTCAGCTTGTCGCGCAGCACTGCCGCCTTGAGCGCCGAAAGCTGGGCCCGGGTGCGCAACCGGTCGATCGGCGGGGTGAGCCGGCGTTTGATCGTTTCGTTCATGTCACCGCCACGGGCTTGAGGTGCGCCCACTGCGGCCGGCGCCGCCGCACGGCGGCCAGCTGCTCGCCAGTGCCGCGCCAGAAGAAGCTGGGCAGGCGCGTCAGCACGTGCAGGCTCTGGTGCAACGTCTGCCCATCATCCGACACCAGGCGGAACCGCTGGGCAGGATGATAGCTGCGGCTGAGCTCGAGCCGTTCAGCCTCGATCGCAGCATCGGGATCATCCGGAGCCGCCGTCCCTGCATCCTTCCGGGTAGCAGCCCCCGACGTCATCGCATCGGCTGGGTCGTAAACCAGCGGCTCCGAATGGGCGACAAGAGCCTCAACGACCCCCGTCTGCGGAAGCAGCGCGGCTTCCGGTTGGTGAATCTGGGACGAGTCTGCGCCGCTCTCGTCTGGCGTGCTAACGGAGCATTGGTCACTGCCCGGCTGCTCCGGCGCATGCGCCGGGGGTAATGCTACATCTTCATCCTCCTTGTTGGCATTCGCAGCCTGCGCGGCCGCTCTGCTGAGCAGCGCGGGGCTTGCACCCGCAGCGGCAACCGTTACTGGCACCTCGCGTTCGATGATCGTATCGACGGGCGGGACTTGAGTACCCGCTACCGAGCCGGCCGTGGCGACTTCAGCGCCTTCCACAACCCCGGACACTTCTGCGCGCTGCACGTCCTTCCGTGCTGCCGTCGATTCGTTGCCGCCGTAGAGCCCGAGGCACACGGCCTGAAAGCTCACGTCAAGTTCGGCGGCGATCTCGCGCAGCAGCAGCCCGCGCCGCTGCAGCCTCTGCGCGTAGAGCAGTTCCTGCGGGTTGAGGGCGTTATGCATCGGCAACCCCGCCATGGTGCCGGGCATTCATCAGCGCGCGTGAGGCATCCCGCTGGTGCTGCGCATCGGCCAGCCCCATGCGCTTGGCCCGCTGCCGCACCGCGGCGCGTTCAAGTCCGGTGGCCGCCGCCAGCCGCTTCACCAGGTCCAGCCCGCCGGCAGCGTAACCGTCGCGGATCAGCTGGTTGATCGCCTCGGACGACAGGGCGGTAAGGGGGGAAACCGCCGCCGCGGTAGCCTCCCCCGTTTCCCCAGCGACCGCCGCTTGGGACTCGTCAGCCGACCTTTCGTGCGAGGCCGGCAAAATCGAAATCACCGGGTGCGCCGTGAAGCGCTCGATATCGTCGGGCCGCGAGCGCTCAACCCGCCGTCCCGGCGGGATACGCCACGGCGTGCGCTCCGCCTCGCCCTTGATCCACACCAGCCAGGAATAGGCCATGTCGCTGGAACCGTCCGGCACCCATCGCCCTTCGAAGATCGGCACCCGCTCTACGAACGGGCAAAGCAGCGTCGGCGGGTTATCGCGGAAAAGCCGTTGGTAGCGGTCTATCCCCTCCATCGCCCAGCCGGTGCGCACGAACAGTGCCACCCCTCTGGAGGCGGTAGCGAGCGCCCGCAGCGCGAACTCAAGTGCCCGGTCCATCTCCCGGCCGGTGAACGGAGGGTTGGTGACGATCCACTCGGGCGGCTCGTCCTCGCCCCAGCTGGCCTCGAGGAAATCCGCCACCTGCGCCCAGCCCGGCGGCGAGCGCCCATCGACCGAATAGTCCTTGATGTCGGTGGCGATCACCTGCACGCCGTATTCTTCGAGCACGCCGCTGATGTGCCCCTCGCCGCACGCCGGCTCCCAAACCAGGTCGAACCCGAGATCGATGCCGTTGGGGGCAAGCACGTCCTCGATAAGGGCCCGCGTTGCCCATGGCGGCGTGGGGAAATAGTCGAGGCTCTCGCCATCCTGCACCCGCCCGGCGCCGACGGCCTGCCGCGCCCGCTCGCGCCCCGCGTCGCTGTTGTCGCCCGCCTCGAGCGCCGCCAGGTCGCGCTCCACCAGCATCCGCTGCTGGTCGGGACCGAACTTCTTCAGCCCGTCGAGATAGGTGCCGGTGTCGAGTTCGGTGCCCCGCACCAGCGCGAGCACGTCGGGCGAAATCTTCTCGCCCCGCTCGGCATCGCGCTGCACCGTGCGCTCGGATTTGCCCGAAGCCTGCGCCGTGTCCTCGGTGAAGCGAGGCGCCTCGCTGCGCTCGCGTGTGTCGCCAACTTGGCGACTTACGCCGGGACTGCCCTGCGCCGTCTCGGGATGGATTTCCTCGTAAATCTGCTTGCGCCGCGCCGTCTGCCGCGCCCGGTCGGCCGGGCCGAGCTCGGAGCGGCAGAGGTTCTCGTCGATCATCGTCAGTTCGGCGAACAGCTCGCCGATGTCCTCGACGATGCCGTCGATCTCGGCGAGCCCGAGCAGCCGGCACGCCTCGACCCGGTGCACCCCCGCCATGATCTCGAACCGGCCATCGGCCTTCGGCCGCACCCGGATCGCGCTCAGCTGCCCGACATCGCCCATCGAGTTGGCGATCGCCTTCACCTGGTACTCGTCCACCGCCCGTGCATCGGCACGCCGGTCGAGCAGGTCGAGATCGATGGAGCGAACCGGCGAGGTCATTCGTCGCCCTCCATTTCCGAAACCAGCCACAGTGCTAGCCCGAAGCCGAGCGCGCCCTCGCAGTAGGCGCGCATCACGGCACCCAACCCGATAAAGGCAGCGAAGGGATCGACGACAGCGGCAAACAACAGCCGCATCACCAGAGGGGCGACGATCGCCGCCAGCACCATGTTGATCCAGTCCCGCAGCCCGCTCATTTCGTCGCCTCCGGACGCCGCAGGCGCAGGCGCGCGCGGTCGAGGATGGCGTCGTAGATCGAGGCCGGCAGGCTGATGGCCTTCCACTTCAGCCAGTGGTTGCGGTCGATGCCGTCGAGCAGCGACCACTCGTAGATCAGCGCCCGCGCAAACGGCAGGCTCTTGGCCACCACCACGCTCACCATCGGCGTGCCGTCGGCATTGAGGAACCGCTGCGATTCCTCCGGCGAGGCCGCCTTCGGAAACGCCACGGCCAGGTAGGCAGCCAGCACCTTTTCCACCCGCGCAGGATCGGCCGCATTGGCTTGGTCCGCCACCTTCGCCGCGATCAACGCCTCGGAATGCAGCGCGGTCATCACTCCCCTCCCCGCGCCACCACGGCGTCGGCTTCGGCCTTGAGTGCCAAGAGCTTCAGGATCGCCTCGTCGATCTCGCGGTCGAGCTGCGCGCCTTCGGCCGAGCTCAGCACCCCGTCGTCAAGGAAGGCGCCGAGCCGTGCGAACACTTCGGAGGTTTCCTTCATCGCCTGCGCCGTGATCCGGCCCAGCGGCGTGCGCTGCGCCGCAATCGCCGGCAGCGGCACCAGCACGTGGCCGGTGGCCTTCGCCAGTTCGGCGGTGACGATCGGCAGCCCGCAATCGGCTTCGAGCAGCGCGGCCACGTCGATCCGCAGGAACCGGTCCGGCAGCGCGCCGTTGCCCGCCTCCGAAAAACTCTGGTGCCGGCTGATCGGCATGCCGGGGATCAGCACGCAGCTTTCCTGCCCGCCGCACGCTTCGATCAGGCGACGCGTCGCCGCCTTCAGTGAGTTCGGCCTTACCGACATGGCAAAGTCTCCGGGGCTTGCCGCGTGCATGCCCACGCGAGCCCGGCTACCCATTCACCGGTAGCCAGCTTGGGGGCGCAAATGACGGACGAGGTGGAAGCGGGGCGCGCATCGGCGCTGCCCCGGATGGAGGGATTCGACCCTTCCAGTGAAAGCGGACCGGCAACCTCAGGGAGGAGGAGAGAGGTTGCCGGCCTCGGGAAGCCGCGCCGGGGCAACAGGGAGGAAAACCCCGGCCACGCTTTGGACGCCCCCCGATGGGAACTGTTGGAAATGGTCATGGCAGCACCGCCAGCAGTGCGCCGGTCCCGGCATCGACGAGCCCGGCCAGCCCATAGCCGGCGAGCAGCAGGAACAGCCCACCCGCCATCGCCGCTGCCCAGAACGCGCAGCCGATATCGTCGTCCGATCGAGGCGCGGCGCTCTTCGCGTTGTCCCAGTCGGACGGTGCCACGGGTGGCCAATGGTCGCGATCGCTGGCTTTCATATGCAGGCCGTCTCGCAAAGGGGCTCGCGTCTCTCTGGTCATCACGCCGCCGCTCCCTGCGCCGGAGCCAGCGGGCTCACCGCATCGAGCGAATCGGCGGCAGCAAATTCGGGCCGCTCGACCCCCTGCGGCCACGCCACGCCCTCCGGCCAGTTCGCCGCGAACCAGGCCATCGCCTTTTCGAAGGATCGGGTGTTGAGGTCACCGCCGGCCGCAATGCGGTCGAGCGCCTTGCCATCGTTGAACACCAGCGTCGAAACGCGCGACCGCGACAGGCCCTTGGCCTCGCAGAAGGCATCGGAGGTGGTGATGAGTGAGGTGGTCGCCGGTGTTGCCATGACGCGGCAAGATGATGCGGGTTTAGACCCGTGTCAATCGGGTTCCAAACCGTTACCGCCAGATAAGCATTTGCGGGTATGGTCCCGCACCATGGCAAAACCCGGATTGACAGCGCGAATTGAGCAGCGCCTGAAGGAGCTTAACCTGTCTCCGCGGGCCGCTTCTCTGAGGGTGTCGAGCAACCCCGACATGTTTCGAAGCGTGCTGCGCTTCGGCGACGAGACGAACCCGAAAATGGAGACGCTCGTCGACATCGCTCGCGCGCTGAACTGGACCATCGAAGAGTTGATCGGCGCCGAAGCGCCCGCTGCTCGGCCCGATTCGGCCGGCACCGAGTTCGTCATTGCCGACGTCCCCTTCCCCTCCCTGAGGGACATGCCTAAGAATGTCCCGGTGATGGGGACCGCAATGGGCTCGCTGTTCGACGACAAGTTCGAGGGGATCGAGGTTCTGCGCGACCCGATCGAATATGTGCGCCGCCCACCCTCGCTGATGACCGTGCCCGACGCCTACGCCATCTATGTGGTCGGCGACTCGATGTACCCGATGCACTCGCCCGGCGACCTGCGCTTCGTCCACCCGCACAAGCAGCCGCGCCCCGGCTCGACGGTGATCGTGCAGACGCGGCACTGGGAACACGACCCCGGTCAAGCCTACATCAAGATTTTCCGGCGCCGCACCGCCGCCAGCATCGTCCTCGAGCAGTTCAACCCTGCTGTCACCATCGAGATCCCGGTGAAGTACGTTGTGAGTGTGCACTACGTGCCGGATCTCGCCGAGCTGTTCGCCGCCTAGGCCAGCGAGCGGCGCGCTTCGCGCATCTTGTCGGCCACCTGCAGGATCGCGGCCTTTTCGCTTGTCGACGGATCGCCATCTGCGAATGTGACTTGCCGCACCCAGCCGGACACCGAGTTGCGCATGTTCTCGTCCCGAACGATGCCTCGGCAAGCGACTAGCAAGTCATCCGGCGTGGGGGTCACGTCGACCAGGTGAGCGAGCAGGTCCTGCTGCTGCGCATCGGATAGCCCGTGAGAGCGCCCGGTCAACATTGTGTGCATCAGCAGCGAGATAGCTTCCACCTCCGCTTGCATCACCGTGCCGTCTGCGTGGGCCACGTGCATCATGATCGTGGCAAGCGGCGATAGCAGTTGCAGCGCCGCTTCGAAGGCCTGTTGATCCTCGCTCGGCATCACCACCAGAGGCGCCGCCGGCTTTGGCGCAGGCGAGGCCTTGGCCTGCCCCGGCAGGCGTAGATTCAGTGGCCCTTGCGTCGGCAACTCCGCCAGGCTGGGAATGGGCAGCCCCTGCAGCCAACGAAAAACCGCCATCGCATACCATGCATCGGCAAAAGCACCGTGATGGCCGGTGCGTGGCGGCATCTGCATGTGCTTCAGCACCGCATCGAGACCAGACCGCTCGCCGGCATACTGCCGTCGATAGGCAAGCATCGTACAGTAGAAGTCGGCACTTTTCGGCAGAGGCGACCCAGCCAGCTCGAACTCCCGGTTGATGAAGCGTCGGTCGAAACTGACATTGTGCGCTGCAAGGACACCGCCATGTTCGAAAAACTCCCGCAGGTCCTCGGCATGCGCGGCAAAGCTGTCCTGCCGCGCGAGCACTTCGTCGGTGTAGCCGTGCACCGCTCTGGCACGCGGATGGCTCGGGCGCTCAGGGTTAAAGATTAGGTGGGTGCCAGTCGCCTTCGTGAAGCCGGAGCGGAAGCCGGGCACGTCAACCACGTGTAGCACGCCCAGACTCACCACCCGATCCTCGCGGCTCAGTCCGGTGGTCTCGACGTCGAAGAAGGTCAGTGGCCGCAAGACGTCTGCCATTTTCGCTCTCCCCCAACCAGAGCCGAGTGTGATTCGGCGCGGCGACTGATATCAAGCGGCACGTAACCCGAACTTGACGCGGGTCTAAACCCGCACTATCGTCCCGCCCCATCGATCACCGATGGAGGCTTCCATGCTTGCCGCGACCGCTGCCCCGCCACGGGCCAGCTTTCCCACCGCCACCCGCACCCACGAGCGCACCGATCGCCGGCTGCGCGAAATGGCCGATGCCTTGGTCAAGCTCAACGGCCAGAGCATCGAGGGCGCCAGCCGCCGGCTGATGCGGCTCGAGGGCTTTTCCGACTGGGAGCTCGACACCTACGGCGAGGCGGCCGAGCTGCTCGCCAACACCCGCTTCGTCCGTCAGGACGCCGTGCTCGAACCCGAGCCGCCGACCGATGAGATGCTGGTGGCCGAAGGCCTGCGCCTGTTCGATGGCATGGCGCAGAGCCTCGCCATCAAGCTGCGCGCCCGCCCCGATTTCAACGACGACGTGCTGGCCCGCATCTGGCCCCGCCTCGTCACCGCCGGCGCCAGCCGCCTCGCCCGCAGTCCACTTCCGGCGAGGCTGTGATGGACGAAGCCATGCGCCGTCGGCTCGATGCCGACATCAACAAGCTGATGAAGAAGGCCAGCGATGATGGCCGGCTGATCGAGGTCGGTTGGCTGTCGCTGCGACTTGCCTCGGTCGCATCAGATGCGCCCCAGGTTCAGATCGACGAGATGCGCAATGCCTTTTTTGCCGGCGCGCAACACCTGTTCGCCAGCATCATGGGCGTCCTCGATCCGGGCAGCGAACCGACCGATGCCGACCTGCGTCGAATGGACCTGATCCACCACGAGCTGCAGGCCTTCATCACCATTTACTCGATGAAGCACGGCATTCCGGTTGAACCTCAGCGCGGGAGGGCGTGATGCTGGATATCGAACTCCCCCGCCCCCGCCCGATCTTCGCCCACCTCGATGGCCGCGCCGCCCGCGAGGCGGCCCTTGAGCTGCGCAAGGGCGAGGCGGTCTATCCGCGCCTGGTGGTGGTCAACGACAGCTGGGTGCTGATCGAAAGCCCGACGTCGCCGCTGGTGATCGTCTCCGCCACCGAAGCCGAACGCCTCTGCGGCCTGAACGAGGTGGCGTGATGATCAAGCTTATCAGCCCGGACAGCATCAGCTTCCGCGCCACCGTCACCGAAGATGAAATTCGCCAGCGCATGGCCGACGAGGTGCTGGAGCAGATTGGCGGGCTTGACCCGGCGACCGGCAAGCGCCTGCCCGGCATCACCGTCAAGGTGACGCGCGGCGACAGCCGCAAGGGCGGCTACAGCATCGAAGTGTCGGGGCCTGCACCCGCCCGTATCTTCCTGCCGAGGGCGGGCGAATGAAGCCGCGCCGTACCACGAAGCGCGCCTCGAGCCGCGCCCACACGCCCTGCCCCCACTGCGGCAAGAAACTCCACGGCGACAAGGGCCTCAAGGCTCATCTCAAGGAGGCTCACCCGTGAGCCAGCTCACCCTCACCGCTCTCGTGCGCGCGGAAGCCTTCCTCTCCGGTTTCGAGAACGATCCGGCGCAGGAAGGCATTGCCCACGACCTCGCCACCATCCGCGCCGCGATCGACGCCCAGCCGGCGGAGCTGCGCCTGCGCGAACGGGCCCGGCGTCTGCTCGAGGCCGTCGATTTCGACAATAACGGCATCATGGTCGGCCAGGTCCGCACCGGCGGCAATGGCGGCCTGATCAGCCTCGACACCACCCGCGCCGCCGACCAGCTGCGCCAGGCGCTCGATCAGGTAGGAGCCGCATGATGGCAAGAAACGACAAGATCCACCGCATCGGCGACCCGGTCTCCGTCACCGCCCGCCTCACCGAGGCCGAGCGCGACGAGCTGCGCGGCGTGGTGGTGAACTACGACGTGATCCGCGACGGCCGCACCGTGCACCGCAGCGGCAGCATCGGCCGCATCGACGAGCGGTTCCTGTGGATTTCTGGCTGGTGCTACTTCGTCGAAGGCGAAGTCCGCAACCTGCGGAGGGCGTGATGGCTGACAACACCAAGATCGAGTGGACTGACGCGACGTGGAACCCGATCACCGGGTGCAGCATCGTCTCGCCCGGCTGCACCAACTGCTACGCCATGAAGCTGGCCGGCACCCGGCTCAGGCACCACCCGACGCGCGAGGGCCTGACCAAGGACTCGAAGGCCGGCCCGGTGTGGACCGGGGAGGTGCGCTTCAACGAACGCCAGTTGCTCGAGCCGCTGGGCTGGAAGCGCCCGCGCACCATCTTCGTCTGCGCCCACGGCGACCTGTTCCACGAGAGCGTGCCCGACGCTTGGATCGATCGGGTGTTCGCGGTGATGGCGCTGACCCCGCACCACACATACCAGGTGCTGACCAAGCGCCCGGAGCGGATGCGAGACTATGTCGCCGAGTTCATGGCCGGCCGGCGCCTTGTCATGTCGGCCGCTACGGAGATTCGCGATTCATTGATCGGCGCGCTGCTGGTCGCAAATTCCCTCGGCATAGTAACTGCTGAGGATTTGGTGAGCCGCCACGCCCCGCTAGGAGGGGCGGCAGCGCATCCCCTTCCCAACGTCTGGCTCGGCACCAGCGTCGAGGATCAGCGCCGCGCCGACGACCGCATTCCGCACCTTCTGCAGACGCACGCCGCCGTTCGCTTTATCAGCGCAGAGCCACTGCTCGGCCCGATCGACCTCACCGCCATCCGCCCCGCCGAAGCTGCCCGGCAATTCGGCTTTGAGGTTGTCGACTCACTGCGCGGCATCCACACCCGCGTGCCGATGCAGCACGAACGCCCGAGGCGGGAGCCGACGACGGGCATCGCGTGGGTGATCGTCGGCGGCGAGAGCGGCCCCGGCGCCCGCCCGATGCACCCCGAATGGGCCCGCTCCCTCCGCGACCAGTGTCACGCCGCCGGCGTCGCCTTTTTCTTCAAGCAGTGGGGTGCGTGGGCGCCCGGCACCAACGTCACCCGCCACCAGGGCGTCGTTCGAGTCGCGACATGGTGGAACGATGACTGGTTCATCGGAGAAGAGAACCTTGCCCGCGACGACGGTCACGCTGACGACCAGCCAGACCTCTACGAAGTCGGCAAGAAAGCCGCCGGACGCCTGCTCGATGGTGTCGAGCACAGCGCCATGCCGGAGGTGACGCGATGAACACCGCGTTCCTGCTGATGGCCCAGTACGACGGCGCCGCCGTGATCCCGGTCGAGAAGGTGCGGAAGGACTATTTCCCGCACCTCAATGACCGGGAGTTCATCCGCAAGCTCAGCCACGCCGAGATCGCATTGCCGCTGGTCCGCATGGACGACAGCCAGAAAACGGCCCGCGGCGTACACCTCACCGACCTGGCCGCCTACCTCGACAAGCGCCGCGCCGCGGCGGTGAAAGAGCTGACGGCGCTGATGGACTAGGCCGAGCGTGGTCGAACTGGCAGAGCAGCAATTCTCTCAGCCGGCCCGCCTTCGAGGCTAAGCTCGACAGATATCTCACCAAAGGCTTGAATCTCTACCGGCAAGCCACCGACAACCATCAAAATGGGGTCCCCCGGGGAGTGGGAGTGCTCACCGCCTGGGCCTGGGAGATCAATGCCTACTGGTTGCCCGCCTCCTGGTGGCGTCACCTGCAAACGCGTAAAGGCGGGTAATTTGGCGCCGAAATCGAACACTTTCACTAGCATCGCTAGGGACATTGTTTGCGGGATCACAGCCGGGACAAGGTCCACAGGGTATACCCCTATCAGGATGAGCTTGCCCGAGGTCTCTGTTCGGATGTCGTCGCAGAAAATGGCCTCCGCTCTCACCGGTGAGCCCCCGCCGCGAAGGATGCGGAGTTACCATAGGAGACGACTCGTACAGGGGTGGCAGCCGGCAGCTGCTTCGGTTCAAACTCGACGTTTGTGTCGTTGGCCCTGTCCGATCGCTGAGGCTTTGTCACTAGCTTGAACTGCGGCTCATAGTCGAGCGCCCAGGCAAGGTCCGCGATAGTCCGCAGAGTGAGGTTCTCCTGCCCCAAAAGGCGCTTGTTTATCGTTGCGCGATTGACCTCCAGTTTTTCAGCCAACTGCTGCTGCGTCAGGCCACCAGCGGCCGCCTTTGCAAACGCAGCCTGCAGTTCTCGGTGCACGCTCCGGATAAAGCGCGCGGCCTTCTTCGACCTGGAGCTAAGCTTTATCTGATACGACAC